GACAGAATTTAAACGCGAGGAACGTTACATCGTTCTAAAGATTAAGGACCTAGAGGCCCTTCCAGAGTACCCGTATCAAGCTGTACGTAGGTTTGTAGAGGGTATTGTGCCCCTACTCCCTCCACGCAACTATGTTGTCATTGAGGATGACTGGCCTGAGTATGAGTTGGTGTGGGGAATGATTGAACGACGTGTTAGTGGTAAATCATGAAGAGTCCTGATACTGAAAAAGAACAGCTGGCAAAAGACTGGCCGTGTAAGTTCTGTAAAGAGCCCACTGTCTTCTTTACCTCGGATGAAACTTACGATGGTGCCTATGATCGCTACCATTACCACTGCCATTCCTGTGAGAAAATATGGACCGTTGTGGCTGAGTATGACTAATGCTAATACAATGTGATGCATCACAGCTGGAATGGAGGACAGCCCTTGAGTTAAGTAAGGACTGGACAGGCATCAATGAGATTATTGGAGGAGAGGACACTCACGCAAAGAATCAAGTAGCGTTTAACCTACCCTCCCGTCTTATTGCTAAAATCTTCTTGTTCCGTTAAAAAATGTAGCGGCTTGTGAGAGTAATCTCACTCGAATAATCTGGTGAATTCAGGGGAAGCGTAGACCACGTTATCCTGAGCGAAGCTTAAGATTTTCTCATTTAGTACTTGACAAGTATACCTCAGATATGCTATAATAATAGGTATAGGAGGAAATATATGCGTACTTTTAAAGAGAAACCTTGTAAATACTGTGGAGAGCTGTTTACCCCAACAGGATCAAGTCACAAGTTCTGTACTAAAGAGCATCAGTACTTGTGGATGAAAGAAGCGGGGATTCATAAACACTATCGTGATACCTTTAACGCCAAACATGGTGTAAAGGTAGGTATAGGTTCAGGTGGCACGACAGGAGTTGGGCCCAAGAATCACATGTACAAACATGGTAGAGATGCTTTCAGGAACTTTGCCCGCAAGTTAAAACTTCTGGGTGTTCCTTGTGCTGGTTGTGGTAAGGACCTACGAGATGCCCCACGGGGTGACTGGTGTGGGCACCACCGCGACCATGATGACACAAACAACCACCTAAATAATCTGGTGTTGTTGTGCAAACATTGTCATCATATGCACCACGAAACATACAGGAATTTACCAAGTCTTAAGAACGTGCAACGACTAGAGCATATGCTCGTAGAGAACAGCGTTCTCGAAGTACCAGAGGCCCCTCAGGGGTCGTGATATAGTCTGAGCTGTATGGGGACATACAGAGGCTGCACGGAAGCGGTGTAGTCGTAACATAACTGACGATTTTTAGAGGTTCAGGATGGAGTTTTGCTAACGATCCAGATTTCATGCACGTTAGTACTTCCTCCAACTTCTGGGATGAAAAGAACGAGGCTTTCTACAAGAAATATTCCGAACTCGACAAGACTCACCACCGGTGGAAGGACATTGTAATGGCCGGCAGGCCAATTGTGGGTCCTCTGGGACGAGAGTGGACTATTACCATTCACAGGGACTTCCGTGGTGAAATTAAAATCCCATGGACTACCCTTTCAAACTATCCCATTCAAGGTACGGGGGCTGACATCATGACCCTTGCTCGCCTCTCTGCTAACCGACGTATTAGGGATGCTGGAATTGATGCTAGACTGATCTCCACTGTCCACGACTCCATTGTCTGGGATACACAAGAGAAGCACCTAGAAGCAATTAGGGACATCTGTGACGGAGTGTTCAAAGACATCCCTGCCAACATCAAGAAAATCTTTGGCTACGAGTGGGACACCCCCATGGCTTGTGAGAGCAAGTACGGTCCTAACATGAAAATGATGGAGAAGTTTAAGTGAGTATCAAAGAGTATCTAGAAAAGATTGCTCGCCAGAAAGCTTGTCAAGATGAAGAAGATTTTAATCCGCAGGATTATGCGGGAGGAAACTATGACGATGCTTTTGCTCTAGGGGAGGACGACGGAGAGATTTTTCTAGCACGAGCACTACTTGATAAATTCTTCAAAGATGCTTGACACTCTGACCACTTTCGTGCTATACTAATAGTATGAGCTGTTGGTGAATGTCCAGCACAGCTCACTTAAGGAGTATATATGAAACGCCCCATCGGACTAAGGCTTCTGGACAGAACTATTATTGATCCAGAAACCGGATGCTGGAACTGGCAGGGAACAAAAGATAAAGATGGTTATGGCAAGATGTGTGTTGATGCAAAAGAGCAGCGTACACACCGTCTGTCCTACCTGTATCATGTTGGACCTATTCCAGAAAACCACGGAGTGCTTCACACCTGCGACAACCCATCCTGTACAAATCCACAGCATCTCTACACAGGAACTGTTGTAGAAAACATGCGGGATAAACAAGTACGGAGGCGTGTTGCTGGTGAGAGGCATCCATATGGTAAATTAAAAGATGACGATGTTTTAGCTATCAGAGCTAGTACCGAGTCTCAAAGCAAATTGGCTGAGAAATATGGAGTCATTCAGGCCCATATCAGCCGAATCAAACGACGTGTCAATTGGACACATATTTAAGGAAATACATGCAAATCCAGATTCTGTCTACCCAAATCAACCAAGCCTCTACCAAAACGGGCAAGCCTTACGAGATTGTAGAGGTTGCCTACAAAAACCTAACTTTTCAAGGCAAAGTAGAGGGACGCAAAATCATGCCATTTGGGGCCACTGCTTCTGCCCATGCTGTTCTCAAGAATGCAACCGCTGGGCAGATTTATGACGTGACTGTTGTCAAAGGCGAAAGTGGTTACAACGACTGGACCAGTGTGTCCCCCTCGACCGGTGCCCCAGCGGCAGGAGGTTCCCAAGCACCAACTGGTCTATCAACTAACAAAGCAGCCATTGGCCCCAAGTCCACTTATGAAACTCCCGAAGAACGAGCGCAGCGTCAAATCCTCATCGTCCGTCAAAGTTCTGTTAGCGCTGCTGTCGCTACTCTGTCTGTGGGTGCTAAAGCAGTTAAACCTGCTGACGTAATTGCCGTAGCGAAAGAGTACGAAGCATATGTGTTTGGTATCGGTGATGTCAAAGGACCTAGTTCAGACTTTGACGACTTGCCTAACTTTGATGTGCCCGAAGTAAGTTGATGAACAAGTACGTCATCAAACATCATCCATCTAGTACATGTTTTTGTATCTATAAACGGTGGTTCTGGTTTTGGGAAGATTATGTACATACTATTCACTACCCATATATCGCCACATCAGAGCAAGTAGTAGAAGCTCTTGAAAAAGCAAAAGCATTTGTAGCACGTTTCAAGGATATTGATGATCGCCTTAATCGACGCTGACCTAGTAGCCTACCGATGTGCAGCCTCTTGTCAAAAGCAGGGAGTTGTTACAGAGGACTTTGGCATTGCTCAAGGGAGGGCTAGCAACCTCCTTAACAGCATCCTAGAGGCCACCAAAGCCACAGACAAGGTACTCTACCTCTCTGGTGGGGAAAACTTCCGTAAAGCTGTTGTACCCACTTACAAGGCCAATCGTGTTGACCAAGAGAGGCCTCATTATTTGGAGGCTCTCCGAGAATACCTAGTGGTTGAGTGGGGTGCAAAAGTCACTGATGGTATTGAAGCAGACGATGCCTTGGGAATCCATCAGTCCACCGCCGGAGTTGGAACAACGACAATTTGCTCTCTGGACAAAGACTTGAAGCAAGTACCGGGCTACCACTATACTTGGGAGATGAACGGAACAGGCTCCACAGGCACGATATGGAAGCGCGAAGCTGCCTTGTCCTTTGTCAAGCCACAAGAGGGAATGTTCAACTTCTATTGGCAGATGGTCATGGGAGACAGGGCAGACAACGTACCGGGCTTTGACGGGAAGATGCGAGCAAAGGTTCCAAAGTTCCTAGAGGGTCACTATGAGTTGATGCAGACGCTTGAGACAGAACAAGAGTTGTTTGATTATGTGTATGCTCTGTATGACAACAGTGGTATTTCAGCAGGACAAATGCTCAACAACGGTTTCTGTTTGCACGTACAAAGATTTGAGGAAGACAATTGGCTACTAAAAGGAAGACAATTATTGGAACAATGCTCACACAAGACTGTGTAAAAGAGTTATTTACTTATGATCCTGATACAGGGTGCTTCTCACGTAACAAACCTCTACGAAATGGTTACACAGGTCCTGTCGGAAACCGCCGTCCAGATGGTTATCTTATGATAAGTATTCAAAATAAGAAGTTTTTAGCTCACCGTCTTGCTGTTCTGTATATGACGGGTTATTTTCCAGAGGGAGTTGTAGACCATATAGATGGAGACCCTTCTAACAATAAATGGAGTAACTTGCGAGAATGTTCTCAAGGGCAAAACAACACTAATAAAAAATGGATGTCTAATAATGCCTCAGGTTACAAGGGAGTTTATTTTCATAAAGGGGCTCAAAAGTGGTTAGCCCAGTTGGTAGTAAATAAACAGTATGTGTATTTGGGGCTATTTAATAATATAGAGGAGGCTGCCCAAGTTGCCAAAGAAGCTAGAGAAAAACACCACGGTGCCTTTGCGAGACATGTTTAACGGTGGTAAGTGGACAAAAGCCCGTTTTAATAGCTTTATCACTAGTACCCTACGTGCCGGAGCACGGAGGTGGGCACCAAAATTTGAATGTCTAGTAAATGCTAGAACAGAGAAAAAGATCAACCCAAAGACAGGTAGATTGGCACAACACTATCGTTGTCAACTGTGTCAAGAAGAGTTTACACAGAAAGATATGAATGTAGATCACATCAAACCTGTTGTAGACCCTGACAAGGGGTTTGAATCATGGGATGTATTTATTGAGAACCTATTCTGTGAGGCTGACAACTTACAAGCAATTTGTGTTCCCTGTCATAAAACTAAAACCATACAAGAAAAGAAAAAACGAAGTGGAAATTGACAAGACAATTGAAACCGAAATGGGAGTTGTTCACTTTAAAGGCACCCTTACCGACGAAGAGGTTGACTATGTTCTAACCATCGGTCTTGCTACGCTAATGATTCGTGGCGAACTGGAAGCCAAGTACGCAACAGAAGAGGGCGTACTGATTCAAGATGGTACAAACACTCTTCAATGACCTGTGTTGATATGAAAATAGCTAAACAAGAAGTATCTTACGTGGACTCAATGGGCAGTGACCTTTCCGTGGTCAATGCTGCTCGTGTTAGTTTTGCTAAACAGAGTGATTGGGAAGAGGGAGAAAAAGCCTTTCCAGATGACTGGAATCCTGTTCTTTCAGACAAGGACGCCAAACTCATCCGTTATTTGGCAACAAACAACCATTGGAGCCCTTTTGCTCACAACTCTATCTCTCTCCGCATCAAGGCACCCATCTTTGTTGCACGCCAACTGGTCAAGCATCAAGTAGGTCTTGTGTGGAATGAGGTTTCTCGTCGTTATGTAGACGATGAACCAGAGTTCTATTTCCCTGAAGTTTGGCGAGGTAAACCCGAGAATGCTAAGCAGGGAAGTAGCGGTAAGTTTACAGGATACATCTTCCATGAGTACGGTAAAGATCATGTACCTTTGGAGTACCAACATGGCGTAGACGCAGGGGTAGAGATTGTGCCTGAGATGCTAGAAGAGATTCTTCACCTTTACAACGCAATGGTTTATGCTGGTGTTGCTCCTGAACAAGCTCGTATGGTTCTACCTCAAAACACAATGACCGAGTGGATTTGGACAGGTTCCCTAATGGCCTTTGCTCGTGTTTGTAAGCAGCGTCTAGATGCACATGCCCAACAGGAAAGTCGAGAAGTAGCAGAAAAAATCCAAGAGATCGTACAACCGCTTTTTCCCGTCTCATGGGGGGCTTTGTTTAATGAAGCATAACCATGCCAGTAATTGGAAAAATAAAAAACAGACTCCTACTTACAATTCTTGGAGGAGTATGATTCAACGCTGTACTAATCCAAATCATGCTTGGTACAACACATACAAAAATTTCTACTACTCTCCGTGGGGAGATTTTGTACAATTTATTTTAGACATGGGAGAACGTCCTCCAGATACCTCTCTAGATAGGGTAGACAATACAAAAGGATATTCTCCAGATAATTGTCGTTGGGCAACCAAAAAACAACAGCGGAGAAACACTTCTAAGTGTTTTCTTTCAGTAGAAGAAGCTAATAAAATCAGAGATGCTCGACATTGTGGATGGCAAATAAAACAGATAGCTCAACAGTTCTGTGTTTCTGAGTCCACAATTAAAAACGTTCTGTATAGAGGAGATTGGAATGACTAAGCACATGGTGTTGCCTGATGTGCAGGCAAAAGTAGGACATGATTTCTCCTATTTGCGTAAAATAGGAAAATATGCGGTAGAGAAACGACCAGATAAGATCATATGTTTAGGGGATTTTGCAGATATGGAGTCCCTCTCAAGTTATGACCAAGGCAAAAAAGTTTTTGAGGGCAAGAGGTATGTCAAGGATATAGCAGCTTCTCACGCTGCTATGCAGGCCTTCCTAGGCCCTCTACGAGAGTTCAACGAACGTGCTAAACGAAACAAAGAAAAGCAATATAAGCCAGAACTCATCCTAACACTCGGCAATCATGAAAATCGAATCAATCGAGCGGTTAATGACTCGCCTCAACTGGAAGGCGTCCTATCAATCAATGATCTTGGGTATTCAGATTATGGGTGGGATGTTCACGACTTTCTTGATGTTGTTGTGGTCGATGGTATCGCTTACAGTCATTATTTTACTACTGGCCTCATGGGTCGTCCTGTCACTACCGCTGCTGCTTGTTTGTCTAAAAAGCATATGTCTTGTGTACAAGGGCATCAACAGGGTCTACAAATCCACAGTGGCTATCGTGCAGACGGTACGCAAATGACCTCCATTATTGCTGGTTCTTGTTACGAACATGACGAAGACTATATGTCCTCTCAGGGTAACAAGCACTGGCGGGGTTTCTTGATGCTACATGACGTGCAGGATGGGGCTTTTGATGTAATGCCAGTCTCAATGAAATATATCAACAAACGCTACTTTTAAATGAAAGAGAAGCTTTCTGAATCTTCCTTTATGTATAAAGTTTTGAAAACAAAATTCCCTAAAGGGCTTTTATTTGAGCAACAGTATTTTGAAGGTGGTTATTATGACCGTTCCTACACCGAGTATTATGTAGATGGGAAGGTTGTTGAAGAACAACGTAGCATAGGATATTACCAATGATTAACAAACACGACATTAACGACTACAAAGCTGATGGTGCTCCTCAACCAGCCATGAAGTTTGATGGTGGCAAACCCCGTCTTGACCTCCTTGATCCAGAAGCCCTTGAGGGGCTGGCGAAAGTCCTGACTTTTGGGGCACAGAAATATGCAGCAAACAATTGGCGTGGTGGTTTTGATTATAGTCGTAACATTGCTGCATTGCTACGGCATTTGGGGGCCATCCAACGAGGGGAAGACATTGATCCCGAAAGCGGACTTCCTCACATTGACCACATTGGCTGCAATTGGATGTTTCTTAGCTTTTTCATGAAGCACCCCGAACTGTACAAACAAAACGATGATCGCTGGAAACCACAATGAAAATTAAATCCTTTTACGAATATGAAAATCTTGCAAAACGTTTTGCTCTCTATCCAGAGGCAGGTACAGGTAGTCCTATGGCACTGGCTTACACTGCCTTGGGCCTCGCAGGAGAGTCCGGTGAGTACACAGAAAAAGTAAAGAAACTAATCCGTGATGGTAAACTGGACAAACCTTTGGCAGCTAAGGAGTTGTCTGATGTGTTGTGGTATCTAACAGCATCCGCTAACGAGCTTGGTTACACCCTAACAGACATTGCTGAAATTAACATTGTCAAGTTGACGGATCGTGCTGAACGTAGTGTTCTGCAAGGAAGCGGAGACACCCGGTGATTCCTGAAATTGAAGAACTAAAACAACGCATTATTGCGGGGCTGGATGAGTTGTCTTTGTTGGACATCTTGGGCCTCGACATCTCCGATTTGGTTGACCTACTAGAAGAAGAAATTGAACGCTCGAAACCAGAACTTGAACGAGCATTGGGATAAACCCTCTGCTAAAAAATCCTACCTAGAACGTAAAGCACAGGAAGAAGATGCCAAAAGAGAAATTGCCGCCTACAAACAACCCATGGAAGTGCCCGATGCACCGTATGTGGATGAAGAAGGGTCAATGCGAAATTTGTCGTCTGAACGCTGACATTAAACTAAAAGAACAAGAGGCTCTTACTGGAGCCCATAAACCTGAGATTAAAATTGGAAAAATCTGAATTTAGGAATCAATTTGGCGAAAACATCTTTCGATATAAGTATGCACAAGGTCCGTCAGATACGTGGGGAAAACTTGCTGAAAGATTGGTCGAGGATGTCTGTGGGTCTAGGGGAGGAACAGTCTCTGTCCTCATGTCTGAATCTGATCGCAAACAACTTACCCAGTACATTCGAGAATTTAAATTTCTCCCTGGGGGCCGTTACCTATACTACGCCGGAAGGCCTTACAAAGCTTATAATAACTGCTACCTCTTGCGGGCCGAAGAAGATACACGAGAAGAGTGGAGTAATGTAACATGGCGAGCAATGTCTTGTTTGATGACTGGTGGAGGTATTGGAATTGACTACTCACGGCTTCGACCAGCTGGAAAAGCCCTTAGTCGAACGGGTGGAACTGCTTCAGGCCCTCTTCCGCTCATGTATGCGATCAACGAGATTGGACGCAACGTCATGCAAGGCGGTTCACGTCGATCTGCCATCTATGCTAGTCTTAATTGGCAACATGAAGATATCCCTCAATTCCTTGGAGCAAAGAACTGGAGTGATGTAGTCAAGCAACAGAAGGCAGTGGATTTTAACTTCCCTGCTCCTCTGGACATGACCAACATCTCGGTCAACTATGACAATGCTGCTTTGGGTTTTAGCCCGGACTACAAAGGAGAACACGGCTGGGTACCAGACGCTGGGAGGCCCTCCTTGGCCGACAATCCAATCTTCTTGCAGAATGTCCGACAAGCTATGGAGACAGGGGAACCTGGCTTCAGCTTCAACTTTGGGAGTAAACAGAATGAAACACTACGGAACGCCTGTACAGAGGTCACTTCTGAAGATGACAGTGATGTCTGTAATTTGGGTTCAGTTAATTTGGGCAATATCTCATCTCTGGATGAGTTTGAGTCTGTTGTCACTCTTGCTAGCAAGTTTCTTGTGTGTGGTACCCTCCGTGCTGATCTACCTTATGGTAAAGTTTACAAAGTACGGGAAAAGAATCGAAGGCTGGGTCTTGGTCTTATGGGATTGCACGAGTGGCTCCTCCAACGAAACTACAAGTACGAAGTCACCCACGAACTCCACGAATGGTTGAAGGTATACGAAAATGAAAGTAAACGTTCCGCTGATGAGCATTGTGATCGGTTTTACATTAGCAGGCCTGTCGCTTACCGGGCAATTGCCCCCACAGGAAGTATTGGGATTCTTGCTGGGACAACTACTGGTATCGAACCTCTGTTTGCTGTCGCATACAAGCGACGATTCCTCACCGAAGGAACAAAGTGGAAATACCAATATGTCGTCGATGGAACTGCAAAAGCCCTCATCGACCGATATGGCGTCGATCCCGACTCCATCGAGTCCGCCCTTGACCTGAGTACAGATTATGAACGACGAATTGCCTTTCAGGCAGGCATCCAAGATTACGTTGATATGTCCATCTCATCTACCATCAACCTGCCTGCATGGGGCACTGACGGCAATAATCATGGAAAAATCAACGAATTCGCAGAGGTTCTGGCAAGGTACGCTCCGCGACTACGGGGATTCACCTGTTATCCAGATGGAAGTCGAGGAGGTCAACCCTTGACGGCTGTCCCTTACACAGAAGCCTTGAAGCATAAGGACAATGTGTATGAGGAAACCCACGACATCTGTGACATCTCAGGACACGGCGGCTCTTGTGGGGTTTGATGTTACCATCGAACGGATAAACGGTATCAAGGTGGGCATCGAGCACATCAATGGCTCAGAGTGGGGTGAAGGGGTGGAGTGGTTAATTGCCATTGACCTATTCGTTGTACGTGTAGGTATTATCAAATACTCCGAAGAAGAGTAAGCAAAAGAAAAGCCCCCAAGGATTTCTCCAAGGGGGCTTTTTCACGTCTGTCATTTCTCGATCAGGATTTGGGCAATTCGTTTAGCCCACCCCTCACTGAAACTATCCCAGTTCTTGAGGTTGGACATGAACAGCAACCTGTGTCCTAGAAACCGGCCTTCCAAAGCGTTATCAGCGCTCTGGAGGGCTTTTTTCGTTTGTGGACCAATCACCCCATCATCATCTACTTCTAGAGCCTTCTGGAGCCATTTGATGGCTTGTTTGGGGCCACTATTCACAGCTGCATCAAACACCGCATACCTAACCCCCTCTGGGAGTAGGTCAGCGTACACAGCATCCCAATAGGACTTTCGGTAGATTTGCTTTGCAAACTCCACCTTCAAATCCCGCATAGGCCCCCTATAGCCGTTAGCTACAGCAACCCTCTTTGTAACACCCCACATAGTTTCACCACCGGGGTCATTTGGGTGGTTGCTATAACCCCCCTCGTGACCTAGTAGTTTGGTAAAAGCTTCATCAAAAGTCATCGGGTTCCTTCAAGAATACGATTCATCCTACCAGCGTTGAGTAGTTGACGGGGAGTTTTAGTTCCCATCTTATTCTTCTCAATGTCGCTGTAGAACTCCTCTTTGATTTGGTTCTCAAACTGGGCATCAGAGATAGAATTACCCGTAATGTCTGCATACAAAGCAGCAAGCTCCTGTACACGCTTCTTGTCTCCCCTACGGGCAGCGTTATAATATTGGTCTATCAATTCACCGCCTTTCTTAGTCAACGCCATGTCAGCACTAGATGTTGCATAAGCCACATCTCGAGCCTTCACTTCTGCCTGACTACGGATGCCCCACTTGCGTGTTGCAATTTCTTCTGGGGACCTAGAATAACCTCCCTTACGGTCAGCAATATCTGAGGTCTTCATAAAGACGGTAGACCCATCTGGACGTGTTACGTAGGTGTGGTCTTTCATGAAGGGCGCTGTTTCCAGCAAGCCTTGTAGACCCACAGGGATAGACGACATACCCACTTGTGCCCACTTCGTGCTATCCGTGGGATTAGACACAGCCGACAGAAGGTTACCCGCTTGTTTGCTCAAGTCTGCCAGAGGTCCCACAGGACTTTGCAGCATGGCACCCATACCCGGAGCAGCCACGCGAGAGGTCATACCCAAACCCGACTGATCCGACAAAGCACCGTAAACAGAAGCATCTCCAAGGTTCTCCATCAACCACAGCTTGGGATCAGAGAAGAAGGGACTCTTCATCATCTTATTCCAAGTCGTAGTAGACACGAGGTTGTCTCGAATCACTTTGTACAGCTTGTCCATGTCATCAAAGCCCGGCAAGCCCATAGCACCTGCCACAGCATACTGAAGTGCCATCATCGTTCCAATACCTGCTGGACGACCTTTAGTGGCTTCTCCCAACATGTATGCCCACTGGTTATAGAAACTCATGGGGTAGGTCTGGAGGGTGTTCAAGAAGTTACCCGTGGTGCCTGCCTTAGCAAACAACATGGGACGTTCTGTTTCACGGTAGTCCACCATGGACATGTTTACCAATTCCTCGGCTTTTTGGAACAGCTTCGATTGGTCAGTAAACTTACCACTGTCCTTTAGCATCTGTGCATACGTCATAAACGCCACACTTCGCACAAAGGTTTCAGGAATGGTCATGGTTTTGCTTGCCACACGCCCAACCGTATCCAAAGCTTTATTGGTGGTATTCAGAGGGGCCTCATCGTACACCGAACGAGCGGTAACACCATTATCCTCTGCATAACGGAAAGCGTCCTTGAAGAACTGGTTAGGCAGTTGGTCAATGTACTCACCCCCAATAGCTTTCATGTAGTGAGACATACCCATTGCCATACCAGCAGGAACTCCAACAACCATTGCTACAGCGGGATTACCTCTGTAGCCTTGCCCACGCAAGTTCATCAAGTAAGGGAGTACGTTAGAAGCTTGCACCATGTTAGCCATCGTGTAGCCTGCCGAGGCAGCCAACTTCTGAGTGATGAATAAACTCTTCACCGTACCCACACCACCACTAATCAAGTCGGGACTAATACCAAGACCATCTCGAAGTGAGTTGTCCAAAGCATGAGCTACTTGACTCTCACCCATCCCGATAGCATTCTTGAAATACTCACGAATGTACTTGACGTTGTTAGGCTGTTTTTGTTGCAGTTCTGGAGAACTCACCAGACCCTTGATGTCATCAGCAGCCTTCTGCATCTCAGCCCACTTAAAGGCATTCTTTGCATACTGAATCTGCTGTTGGAACATTGCAGTGGCTTCTTTCGGGCCACCAAAGCCGGGACGGTCACCAACAAAACCCCGCACGTTGTTTTTCTTTTCAAAGTGTTTGGTCTGTGCAAGGGAGCTTTCACCTTCAGCCATGGTCTGATCCTCAATTGCTTGACGAATCTTCTCAATGGCAGGATCGTTTCTACCCAGTAGGTCCAACATAGTGCTGTACATACTTTGCAGATCAGTCTTGCTTTGTGAGCCACGAACCGTGTGATCTAGGGCCTTGTCCACCACCAAGTCAGGGAACTGCTTCAGCAGCGCCTTAGTTTGGCTCTCCAGACCCATCTTAGTGTTGTCTGCAAGGTACCACACCAGTTTACCATCAGCATCATGCACAGGGCGACGGAAGTCCCCCTTCCAGCGGCTAGACAAGTAAGCCTCTTTGGGGCTAATAGGTTCCTGTCCTTTAGCCAAACGTGCCTCATTCTGTACATCCAAGGTACGGTCGAACAAGTCACGCATGTTGCGATAGGCTTCCAACTGCTTCACAGACAGATGCTGTGCTAGCACCTCCCCATCGTAACGCTCACCCTTAAACATCTCATCTTTGAACAGCGTGTGCAGCTCATCAATTTCCAGCTTAGGGAGTTTACGAAGAGAGGTTTCAGCAGGGAAGACATTGTTGCGAATGTTCAAGTCAGCACGTTTCAGAGCATTCTGAACAATTTCCGAAGCAGCCTTGATGGCAGCCGAGCCTGTCTTCATAGCAGCACTTGTGGCACCACTCTGCATATACGTCCAGAGCTTTCCATCCTTTGGTTCAGCCAAGGCTTTAGTCAAGACTTCTGCAATGTTGGGGTTCTCAGGGATGAACGTGCCATCCTCACTCTTGGCAAATGAGTTGTCAATTTTAGTCTGGTCTGACCAGTCAATCTTTAACCCTCCCCCTTGATTCTTGAAGTTGAAGGGGGCCTTTGGGCCACCAAACACCTCTGAAACATCTCCGGGAAGAATCTTACGATGACGACCATCTCCAAAATCTACGACAGGGAGGTTGTAAGCTTTCTCGCCGTAACGGAAACCGTGGGTACCAACAACCTTTGCACGAGTGGGTTCTGCATAAGACAGCCCATTTTTCGCCATGATGGTTGTACCAACAGGGATTACCTTGTAACCCGGAAAAATCTCAGTAACTTCTCCTGCTCCAACACTCTCTTTACGACGCATCTCCAGACGTTCCATGTCCTGTTTTTTGTAGATAAGTTCCCTATTAAGGGCCATCATCTCTTCATGAGAGAGTTTGCCGTCTACATAACGTCTGCCCACATCATCAATCTGACGTTGAATGGCCTCAATGTCCTCTACAGTAGTCGTTTGTTTCTTTTTACCAAATTCCACCAAAACACCACCGCCTTGTTTCTTCAACAAAGCTGCACGAGCTTGTACTCGTTGAGCCACTTCTGGATCAGGGATGTTACCCAAAATCAGTTGTGGGTCAGCCCCACCAAGAATACGTTGAGCTTCTTGGTTGACAAACTTGTCTACGCCTCCGGGTAGGTTACGTTTCCATTGCTTCCAAGCAGCAGGAGACGTTTTACCAGAGGGAATGACATTTCCCTCATTCGCCTTGGACCATGCTTCATACAAAGCCTTACCCACACCTTTGCCACGAACATCGTCTTGGACTTTTACCATGTCCACAGAAGCATCCTCACCCAATTGGGCACGTTGCTCTGGAGTAATGTTAGAGCGAAGGTAGCCAACTTCCTTGTCTCCAATTTTAGCAACAAAACCATCTTCAGTGGCTTCTACAACCACTTTCTTGTTACCAATAAGTAGTCCGCCGCCTTGCTTACGCATTTTGGCATTAAACCCTTTGAAGTTATCACCACTAGCCGCAGCAATGTCGGCTTGCATCTTAGCAGCTTCCATTGGACCATCTGCAGGCAATTCACGACCCATCTTGGTCTTCTTGAGAGCACCACGTCTCTGTGCCCAACCCATAGAGTCAATGGCCTCGGTCAAGGGGATCGCCGCTTCCGGGTCAGTGCGGTTTACAACCTTCTCACCCAATGGCTCATACCCCATGATGTTGCGATCCATTGGCAGAGGAGCATTGGGATCACGACCAAACTCAGGAGTCGCCAACTCATCACCCCACAGATTGCGCTGGAGGGGATTCTGCATGTTCTGTGCATCCATGGAGAGGTCTGCCTTAATGGGCATACCATTCTCATCAATGCGCCAGTCACCGGGCACAGCCTCATAGGGACTGATACCACGCCCTTCCACAGTAGTCTCAAACAAAGGCAGTTGACCATCCAGACCCTCATTAGCAACAGCTTCAGGGGGCATTGTGGGCTTCTGTTGCAGCTGTTTAGCAGTCCAAGCGCCTGCATCCCCTTCAGGGGGGAAAGACACAGCACTCTGCTCACCAGTACGTTGCTGGTTAATCAACTCCTCAAAGACCCTAGCCCCAACATCTACTTCAGGTGCTTGGGGCTTTTTTGCGTCCGCTTCACGGATAGCATCCAGCTTCTTGTTGCCAGTGGGCTTACGTGCAACCTTACCGGCAGCAAGACCAAACCCACCACCAATTACACCAGAGATTGCAGCATCTTCCAAGGTAGGCTCAAACTTAGCTTTACCACCTTCTGTTTCCAGCATAGACTGGATGGCAGCTTTGGAAGCATAGTCCTGTGCAGCGTTGGTAACAAAACCAGTAGCACCACGGACCAGCGCACCCCCTTGCATGAAGCCGGGAATAGCCAAGCCCAAAGCATTGGCAGCAGCATCGGTCATAGCTGCCTTACGAGCAGCGGAGTTAGACTCACCACTCTTCTTGGCTTGGTAGGCAGTTTCAGCAGCAGACAGCGGCGCCGTGAGAACTTGTGCTGGGAGGGTCAAAGCAGCCCCGGCCAGTTTACCTGCTCCAGTGAGTTCCAGCCCTTCCGGGTTAGCCCATTGGTCACGACTCTTACGGCGAGCCTCCATCTCATCCATTAGGCGCAAACCCTCTTTATCATCCCCAAAGAGAAACGCTCCACCAGCCGCAATGGAAGTACCTGTCAAGTCGGCTACGTTACCCAAACCAGCAAACGAAGATTTGAGGGCCGTACCAATCCCTGCCTTTTTCTTAGGCTTTTCCACTTCGTCAAACTGATCGAAAGGGTTGTTACTAGCATCAAATTGATCGAAGGGATTTGCCATTTATTTTCCTAGAATTGATTTAGAAGCACCAGCTCCATATTTTTGGTCAAAGGCCTGAGCCAGTGCTGGATTCTTTTTAAGGTGCTCAGCAGCAGCTGAGGGCACTTGCACCCTAGGTGCCACAACAGGCCCAGCAGGGGGCAGCAAAGACCGTTGAGGAGCCTGAAAGACTGGGGCCCTAGGTGGGGTAGTCGGAAGACCTGTAACGGCCCCTTGATCCACTTTACCAGCCAGTGGGTTGGGCTTCAGACCCAATGCGAATTGCTCCATCACAGAAGCTGCATTCTGGTACAAGGCAGCCTTATCCGTATCTCCTGCTGCTTGAGCCTGCAAGGCAGCTGCGCCAAAAGCAACCACCGCTTTGTCTGGAGGAACCTTACCATTTTGCACAGCAGTGAATACATCCTGAATACCTGTACCAGAGCCAGCACCTTTAGCAGCAGCACGGGCACCCACAAGGGCCTGTGCCGACCTAGCACGCTGTGCTTCTAGAGCAAAGTCATGTGAGCGTCCTTTAGCCGACTCTTCAGCAGCAAACTTCTGAGTATCACGGAGCTTAACAAAGTCCTTGTGCATACGTAAGATTTGTTCGCCTTGGGCACGTAGCTTAGGGTCGGGGCTGTAGGCCCATTGCTGCCCCTGAATCTCCATCATGTCCAAGTCTGCTTGTTTAGCGGTCTTGACAAACTCTTTCTGTTTAGCATCCAGCTGCAAGCCTTCCGTGGCAACATCAATACGGGATTTGACACCAGAGGAGTCTGCCTCGTAACCCAACTTACGGTTGGTGATCTGTTGATTCTGCAACTTCAGTGGGTTGTTCTGCTCATCAAAGAGGTTTGCCAACTCATTCTTCTTGACAGCTTGACGTTCTTGTGTGAGCTTCTCTGCTTGGAATTGTTTGGCAAGGTCCATCTGATCCATACCATAATGGGTTGCCAGAGGACCTCCACCAAACCACTTTTCATATTGATCGTATTGTGGGAGTTCCATAAAAATCCTTAAACAGAGTAACTAGTACCAGAACCATTACTGTCCATGTACAGGGGTTTCGATGAGTTGTTAGAGAACAAATCGGTCAGCCCGTTCTTAGCCATATCAAACAACCCAGTCTCCCGGCCCATTGCATACAAAGAGCTTAGGTTCTGTTGACGACGTTGTTGTGCAGCTTGCTGTGCAGCCATGTTCGATTGAGCAATGTTAGGGCCATACTGTGCAGCCATCTGTGCCAACTTAGCCTGAAGCTCCACTTCCCGTGGACCGTATTGACTACGACGACCACCAGCAGCGTCACGCCGTTCCAACTGCTGACGCATTTGTTGAGAGTAGGCACTGTTGGGACCAAACATGGCACCAAGGTCTTGTACGTTACTTTCAGCCGTCCGAGCAGCGCGGTTATTTAGGTATAGATTTCCAAGACCAGCAGCAAACTGCTCAGGATTAAATTCCTTACCGCCATCACCACGAACATTACCCAACGTGCGATCACCATAACCAGCAGCAGGGGTGGCAGCTTGTGCTCCAATTGCGCTACCAGCCATAGCCCCTAGCGGACCAGCTATACCACCACCAACGACACCACCTAATGTAGAACCCACTTGGCCACTTACGTCTTTGCCCATAGCTGCACTAGTACCAATACCAGCAGCAGCACCCAGCAAACCATTACCAGTGGCAGCACCAACCAGACCTTGGGCAAGGCCCGAGTAGTCCTTATTTTGTGCAGCTTGGTAAGCATCGTAACCAATCAAACCCATTCGACCAATTGGGTTAGTTGAAACAGCAAAGCGACCTAGGCCTTTAACAAACCTACCCCATCCAGATGACCAAAAATCTTGATCTTTGTCTTGACCACCAAAACCCTTACCAGTGTCTCCATACGGATTGGCAGGCATCTGTAGACCTTCTGTACCATACGGAGTCATCCCGAGACCACTGTCTTGAGAGTATAGATCACTAAGAGAATAGGAAGTAGAGGGAGAATATCCACTGTCGAAGGAGGGGTTGTAGGAAAACAAATCGTCGGGGGTAGCCGACA